GCTCCTTCTGATGCCATTCTATTTCAGGAAGGAGTGTCCGTTAAACTCAGGCTACCTCAATTTGCGCTGGGAAGTGGTGCGCAAGTTGCGTCTAGTGGCGATATTTATGGTTCAGTGTGGGAAAACAACTGGTTAAGCACATGGCTGCATAATCATGTCGTTCGGGATATTCGTCTTGGCAGCATTGAATATAAAAACGTATGGCGCGACTACGGCTTTGGCGATGCGTCAGGTTATGTTTTAACAGCCGCAATTAACAGCAATGCGGATGATATTGTCGACACTGTTGCCAGAAGGCCAATTCAGAAATTGATTGGGGGAATATGGTACAACGTGGGGAGTGTTTAAGATGATGCACCTGAAAAATATTAAGGCCGGGAATCCGAAAACACCGGAACAATACCAGCTAACTAAAAAAGCGGGCGTGGTATGGCTCTTTTGCGAAGATGGCAAAAACTGGTATGAGGAACAAAAGAATTTTCAGCCAGACACCATAAAAATTGCTTACGATGAGAACAACATCATCGTTGCTGTCAGTAAAGACGTTTCAACTATTAATCCTGAAGGGCTAAGCATAGTTGAAGTTCCTGATATTACGGCAAATCGTCACGCAGACAATAACGGAAAATGGATGTTTCTGGATGGTAAAGTAGTAAAGAGGGAATATACAGAACAGGAACTGCAACAACAGGCCGAATCACAAAAGGCCGCATTGCTTTCCGAAGCTGAATCAGTCATCCAGCCGCTGGAACGAGCTGTCAGGCTGAATATGGCAACAGACGAGGAACGCACACGACTGGAAGCATGGGAACGCTACAGTGTTCTGGTCAGCCGTGTGGATACGGCAAATCCTGAATGGCCACAAAAGCCTGAATAAAAATTAAGGCCCGATAGCGGGCCTTCTCTCATTCTGGTTGTTCGGGAAACGTTACTGGCAGGCTGGAGGTGTCTGTGGATTCAACCTTCTGCGCATAGAGCATCCACTCGGTTAATTTTTGTTTATTCTCATCGGAAATGATGCCCAGCTGTAGCTGAGAGTCCCACAGCTGGGTTTTATCCCTGACGAGCTGCAGCAGGCTCTGCTTTTCATTTTCCGCTTGTTGCCTTTGCTCTTCCTCGGTATAAGTTCGCTTTATCACCGCACCATCTTTGAACATCCAGTTGCCCGAAATATCAGCCCGGCGATTTGCTGTAATATCAGGCAACTCAACGACACTTAAACCTTCTGGATTAATTGCTGATACATCCTTGTCTATAGCAATAATTATTCCCTCAACTGTGTAAGCCAGTTTTATTGTATCCTCCTGAAAGTTTTTTAATTCCTCATGCCAATTTTTTCCATCTTCGGACCATAACCAGATAACATCAAAATTCTTTGTTAGCTGGTATTGTTCAACGGTTTTTGGATTACCTGCGACAATGTTTTTTAAATGCTGCATGATTATACCTGCGATACGTTATACCATGTTCCGTTAATTAACTTTTGTATTGGTCTGAATACTGCCGGATCATCACCATCGACTTCACCGATAATACCAAGCCCCGTGATTACATGGCCTGATTTTTCATACATCACGCCTTTCTTCATGGTCTAAACAACTCGTGTGCCAAGTCTGACATCTCTCACATAGCGGGAATCAAAGTTACCGTAATCCGAGGGATTAACACGTCCCGTAATATTTATGGTTTTATTACTTTGAATGCTTCCGGAGACAAAGCGCATAACATGGACGTTATTAGCATAAACATCCAGATTACCATCGCCTTTTTGTTTAAAGCCCGTGTCATTATCACCCAATACAATCGAATTACCGCCAAGAGCACTGGATGTTCCGATACCCAGTGCACCATTCAGTTGACCACCAGATAACGGCAGTGCACCAACATCTCCTGCTGAAGGTTTTCTGGTGGTGTAAAATTCGGACCAGTCGGCTTCAAAACCATAACCATCACGGGCTGAACGATAAAAAATACCGCCATTTTTATAATTAATCCGAAACTGAGCTGCAGGACAACTTCCTTCTCCCATATAAAAATGAATAATTAACGTTGATGCACCACTAATAGTTGCGTTATAGGCTCCGCTACTCCAGTTCCATCCAACTGCTTTATCATTCGCAACGGTGCTTCCTGTTTTCCCTAAGGCAAACGCACCAACATGACTTGCTTTTAATGTGATATCGGAGGAACCATCAAAAGCCACATTGCTTATTTTCCTGGCAGTTTTTAATTTTGCAGCTGTAGAAGCATTGCCGGATAGTTCACCAGAAAGGCCACCGCTGAATGTTTGTCGATTAGTCCAGGTATTCGCTGTACTGAGTAACGGTATTTTCTCCCCGCTTGTGCCGAGTTCTCGTAAACCGAGGTTTTAGATAATGGCGGTTTCTGGCCTGCATGGCATGATTTGTGCTTTTGGACGGGAGATTCAGCGTGCTGATTGGCTATGTAAGGGTATCAACAAATGACCAGAATACAGACCTGCAACGAAACGCTCTTGTTTGTGCAGGATATGAACAAATATTTGAAGATAAATTAAGCGGAACAAGGACAGGCCGACCTGGATTAAAACGTGCTTTAAAGCGCCTTCAAAAAGGTGACGCACTGGTTGTCTGAAAACTGGACTGACTGGGGCACTGTATGCGGCATCTTGTCGTGCTGGTGGTGGAAGCCTAGAAAAAGTATCGGGTGTTGCTGAACCGTGTTGATACATCAACTGCACCTGATATTGAGTGGCCTACGAACCCTGTCAGGGAGTAATCATTGGGATTATGCCGCAGCACGTCTTAAGCAAGAACGTGCTGCGGTTGGATGCTATTTTTTCCCTGAAGCGGAAAACATTACTACAGTACCTTGAACCTTGGTTTTAACATTCTCGAAATGCTCTGAGAGTATATGTGTTAAGCCTTCTTCGGAATCTTTTGTGTTTGAAAAGATGCCTTTCTGATTGTAAATGCGCATCAGTTTTTGACCGAAGCTATTGTGCACAACTCCATCGCCAAGAATTGTGGCTCCGTATAGAGTTCCATCATCAGTTAAGGCCTGCGCCGCATTGCGTATTACACAGCTTTTTGTAGATATATTTCCAGGCAGGCAGTGAAGAAGGTAAAACATGGAAATGGAATCAAATTGACCATGTAACGCCGCGGGATAAGGTTCAAAAACATCATGGCTAATTTTATGTTTAATTTTTGATTCCCCAGCCCTTGTAGATGCCGCGTTCAGGCTAGCTTCGTTCAAATCCATTAAAGATATCAGACTACTCTCAGGTACGTGAGTAAGGTAAAACCCAGTTCCAACACCAATATCCAGATGGTTGTTACCTAAATGTTCCAGAAAGTGTGGAAGAAGGTGTTCCTTTGTAGGACATCCCCATGCAAGCCGATTTGATACTCCCAAAACCCACCAGTCATAAAGCTTTAGGGTAAGTGGTGTGTAAATTTTAGCCCCATCATCTGTGTTTTTTTTCATTAATTTCACCATATTATAGTTTTATTTGTGAATTAAATCAATTATGGCGATGAATTACAAGGGGTTAAATGCTGCCGCAGCATAGCGATATTGAAATAGCCTGGTATGCTTCGATACAGCAGGAGCCGAATGGCTGGAAGACCGTCACCACACAGTTCTACATCCAGGAATTCAGTGAGCATATTGCGCCACTTCAGGATGCTGTAGATCTGGAGATCGCAACGGAGGAAGAAAACTCGTTGCTGGAAGCCTGGAAGAAGTATCGGGTGTTGCTGAACCGTGTTGATACATCAACTGCACCTGATATTGAGTGGCCGGAAGAACCAGACACAATGTAAGGCAGTATGACTTTCCGTGAGACAGATGCTGGCCAACGTGGGATATTTAACGCGGGTTAACATCGTTGTCAGAGCCGCATGGGTGAGCTGTTGCTACACCCCGGTATTTCCACCACGGAGGCCAGCATGAACAACAATAACACATTGTACGTCGGGTTAGATGTTCACAAAGAATCGATTACTGTCGCTTATGCTATCAATTCAGAACCTGTTGAACTGATGGGTAAAATTGGCACATCACCTACTGATATTCAGAATCTTTGTAAACGTCTCAGGTCAAAGTCATCGCAGGTCAGTATCGTTTATGAAGCGGGGCCCTGTGGTTATGGACTTTATCGTCGGCTGGTGAAATCCGGTTTTGACTGCATGGTCTGCGCCCCCTCACTTATCCCGAAAAAACCGGGGGAGCGGGTTAAAACCGATCGCCGTGATGCCATCAGACTTGTGCGTTCACTGCGTGCAGGAG